AAGGCATCCTCGTAGGCAATGACGGCTCGTTCTGGTGCGCCCGTGTACTTCATGCGAGGAACTTCAGCTTGTAGAGCGTGGAGAGATACAGTCCCACCACTTCGTCAATGATGTTCTGTATCGCAGAATCTTTTTCCTCGCAGACCTTGTAGCGGTTGGCTTCAATCTCCGCGAGGGAGTCGGTCAGAAACTCAATGACGTTTCCGGTCTTTTTGGCAGACTGAAGCGAAATCGGCCCGATCAGCCCGTGACGGCCCTGATAGGTCTCGGCAAAGGAGTCGGCCAAGTCCACGATACCGTCGTAGAACTCGTTAAGCGCCTTGTGTTTGGCGTAGGAACGGGTGTTGAGATGCACGGAATGGGTAACATCCCGCGCCAGGAACAGATGACCTACAAAGTCTGCCGCCTTCATTGCATTTCTCCACCCATCGGGGGCATTTCTACCCCCATGTCGGTTTCACGTGGAACCGGAACCATCTCGCCGCTTGACATCATACCTGCAAGTGTGCCGGCGACGATATCCTGAACTTGCTGTTCGTTCAGACTCGGCTCCACGGCCTTAAGGCGGTCGGTCTCGGCCTTGAACGCCGCAATGCGCGCCATGGCCTCCTTGACCTCGACATCGCGCACTTCAATGGACTGATTGACGTTCTGGAGCATGTTGAACATCTGCTCCATCTCTGCCGCCATCGCCTGAATCTGCTGCTGCGCGGCTTGAAGGGCGGGCGAGTCGTCGCTGTCCTCCAAGAGTTTGGGGTCGATGGTCTTGGCGAGGCGTTCGGCAATCTCCTGCGCACCGGGCCAGTCCATGTTCTTGACGAACAGGTCTCCGGCCACAGCCCAGAGTTCCGGGTTAGCCTGAAGAATCTCGCCCATCGCCGCCATGGCTTCCTGCCGCTTGGTGTAGTACGACGGGCCGGTCGTGACGGCCACATCGTATTTACCCACGGACGGGTTGTAGATTTTTTCCAGCACGATGCCGTTTTCGTCCTGAATCTTGCGAACAGGCTCCGGCTGTGTGGGGTCGATCTTGACCGTCTTGGTCTTGCCGTCCATCCCGACGATACGCGCAATCCGTTGCGTGTCGTAAATTTTCGGGATCAGGTCAACGAGTTGACGCGTGACGTAGCGGATAGCGCGGCCATAGTTATCAACGAAGTGGTAAGTACCGGTATCGCCCTGCCGTTCACGCGCCAGGATAGCCCGTCCAGAGCGCTCGTTAGACGTGGCGCCGAGACTGGAATCGTATTGACCCGTTGTTGCCTTGATGTCGTCCGACGCGCCCAACTTGGCCTGAATGAGACCCGTTTGGGGGAGCGGCGGCTGTGCGCGCTGCGGGAGCGGGAGTACCCCGCCCTGCCCGTCGCTAACGTCGGGGTTGACCTCCAGATACGGCCAGTTGGTCGTATTGGCGGTTTTCCATTGGTGTTCGTAGCCCTCAAACTGACCGCCATAGCCGATAAACGGGGCTTTGGGGGCGAGGGCAAGCATTTCTGCTTCCTGCGACACCCAGTAGTTGTACATCCGCTGTGCGTCTTTGGCGTTGCGGACAAGGCCGGAGAGGAAGATTCGGCCTTCGATCTCAAACTCGTTACCGACAACGCGGACGACGGGAATCCACTTACCCGGCCAATCGGCTTCTTCCAGCACCTCGTAGCCGTTGGTCTTGATCCACTTGATCTTGCGGACATCAACGTCGCGGGTACGGACGGGCTTAAGGCCCATCATCTCCATCTGCTGCGCTTCGGGGCTACCCGCAAAGGCGGTGACGTTACCCGGATAGAGGTGCAGCTTGGCCTTCTCGTAGTGGGCGTAGAAATACTCTGCCACGCGGACGGATTCTTCTTGAATCCATTGCGACATTTCGCCGTCGCCCGTCCCACGGGACTCAATGGACGAAATCGGCTCGGCGTCTGGAAAACTGCGCTCAAATTCGTCTTTGGGCATATCCTCGGTGATAAAACACCACTCGGCGTCAGCGCCGCAGGGGTCTTGGATATGCGGGTCTAGGTAGACCGAAAACGAGTTACGCACCCGGCAAATGCGGATGTCTTGGTCAAACGTGTCGTCGTCGCAGTATTCCGTGAGGATTCTGACGTAGCCTTCCCCGAAGGTGACCTGATTGTCACACGCGGTGTCGTAAGCGACATCGGCGTCCGAGATGTACTCGATATGCCGCACCATGCCGTCGAAAATCTCGGCAACCTCTAGGTCTGCCTTATCGTCAACAGGAATAACTTTACCGGCGGGGCGGTTCTGGCGCTGGTCGTTGGTGACCTGCCGAACGTGCTGGGGAAGTTTGTTGATGGTCAGGCAGGGGCGGGCGTTCATCGTCTGCCCTTGGACTGCCCCACGGGTCGCCAGGACTTCCTGCGGCCATTGGAACCGGTTATCGGGCGACCCTGCCATGAACTTGAGGTCGTCAAGTTCGCTGTCGCGGGAGTCGCTGTAGGCGCTGATGGAGACTTCAAAACGCTTACGCATCGCGGCCAAAAGGTCAGCCGGGTCACGCTTGCGCTTGGATGGGGTGTTAGCGACTTGTGCCGCCCCCTTCATGCCGTTATCCATTACTTGCGCTTGGCCTTACGTTGGACGGAATACGCAATCGCCACGGCTTGCTTTGTCGGTTTGCCGGATTTGACCTCGGCCTTGACGTTCTTGCGGAAAGCAGCCTTGGACGCAGACTTTACGAGGGGCATATCAGGCTCCCAGCCATGAGTTGTGAAGGCCGTTAGGGCCGTCGTAGACGCTCACACGGCGGTCTTTAACGCGGGCCTCCCGATGGGCCACCGGATAGGCGAAAGTACACGCCAAAGCGTCTGCGGCGTCTGGAGAGGCCAATCCGCGTGATTTCATGTCCTTCTTGCTTTCCAACTGAATCGACCCCGACGAATTGGGTTTCTGGTTAGGCCCGATCAGGTCTGATTTCAGTTGGCGGTCTTGCGGGATAGAAGCGGTTTGCAGCCACTCACGCATAGAACCCCAGAGTTCTGCGCGTTTATTCGCATACATCTGCGGGGTTTTTGACTTCCAACCGAAATTGACGCCCCGAACGACCTTATACCGTTGCTCTTTCAAGCGGTCAAGGATGCCGTATCCCAAGCCGCCTTCGTCTAAGACCACCAGCGTCGGTTGGAACTCTTCGATGGCGTCAATAACGCGACCCACAGTAGCCATTGTATCCTCGCCCTGATAGCGACGAATCGCCACCAAATCGCGACCTTGACGAACCACGATAACCGTCGAGTCGGCCCCGGAGCGGGCGGGATCGACGCCGATGACTCGGGGAGCGGTTTCATCCTTGTATTTGGGGGTGGACATGGCGTGTTCGACCACGTGGGGCGAGATGAATTGATCGCCGTCATCTGTGGGGAAGTGTCCGTAGACTTCGACCTTGGCTTGGGTGGAGTCGGGGCCGTATTCCGCGATGATTTGCTCGTAGACCGCTTTGTCGGTGTCCTCGACTTCGCGGGCGTCGATGTTTTGCGTGAACCAGAACGCTCTTTTGGCATGGAAAGCCTCGAAAAAGTAGCCCGCATTGCGCCGGGGGTTGGAAAACGCGCACCAAAAGCGATTCGGGGTGTTCTCTGTAAAAAATCCCGAAGTAACCGACCAGATAGCGTCAGGAATACCCGATGCTTCGTCAAAAATGACCATCACGCCCGCCTGGTTGTGGACACCGGCGTAGGAATCGGGGTTTTCCTCACTCCAGAGGCGTCCTTCGACGGCCCAATAGCGGGTACCGACTTTCAGATCACGTTCGACGAGTTCGGCAAGCCACTTGGCGGGCATCACGCGGGTGGCCGACACCTCAAACCAATGCGAATTCATCAGAAGTGCCAGCCACTTGGTGATTTCTGCCCATGTGACCGAGCGCAGCTGGGCTTCGGAGTTGGCCGAAACGATCGTCGTAGAGCCTATCCGGGTAGAAAGCATCCACAAGATGAGCCAAGAGACGAGAGCGGACTTACCGATACCGCGTCCCGAGGCCGTAGCCATGCGCAGGACTTCGTAGGCGGTCGTCTGCTTGTTCTTGGCAATGTGTGAAGCGATATGCCGCAGCACCCCACGCTGCCACTTACGCGGCCCCTTAAAGTGTTCCAAGGGCGTACCTTGCTTACCCCAAGGGAAAACCATCAGGACAAAGGCTTCCGGGTCGTCCTTGATCTGGGGTGACCAGACCTTGGACATCAGCAACTGCTCTTCGTCAGGGCTATAGATCGGTGTTTGCATTAGCGGCGAATTAACTTATTAAGTTCAACATCGTAAGATTTTGACGGCAATGTTTTGCGCCGCTGTTCTGCCGTCATCAACCGCCGCGCCTCTGTTGCTCGCGCTTCTGCTTCTCCCATAGCGTGTTTATACATATCAAACGATAATGAATCTATAGCATTTATTTTCCCCATTTCTGATAAAGCTTGAAACTTCGGGTTTGCTTCTAGATTTTTGCGAGCAACGCCAGAAAAATCGCTTGTCGCAGCGCCTGATTGAAAACCTTCAATGCGTTGAATAGCGTGTTGCAATTCGTGAGCCGTAACGTCTAACGCTCCCGGTTCGCTTTTGCTTCTAATATCAAGCTCAAAACTTATGGGGTTTGCGGAAAATTTTGTCCTTAAAAGCCCGCTATCGTAATATTCTGGATACCATTCCGGCTGTTTATGCAAAAGCATTTGAGTATTTTTTACCTGTGGGTATGCTTGCATCAACGCTGGGTGCGACAGCAAGCCTTCAATTGGCTCGGCAGAAGGCGGAGGGTAATTTTTCTCTTTGCTGATTTGCCGGGATTCAAACGGCTTTTTAAGCGCCATGGATTCATCGGATATTTCTTGTCGCCATTGCCCGTCAGGGCTGCGGAACGTGTGTGTTTGCTGCCAAATTTCTTCTGGACTTGCGCCAGCGCGCTCCATCTGTTCAGCGCGAGCCGCCGCAGCCGCATCCCATGTTTTGGCTTTCTTGCCAATAAAGATGTCCCGCTTGATCGGAGCGCGGTTTCGCACACCCGGCGTCAAGTTCTCACCGATCAGTTCGCCAAGGCCAAGGCTACCGGACATTGCCTTCTGGCGAGCAGCCCGAAGCATCTCCAAGACGATACCGGGGTCAGTTCCCATTTGGCGGGCGGCTTCTACCAACGCCCGTGCGGTGGCTACCGGCTGCGTGAGCAGTTGCTTGGTGCCTTCCAGACCTGTCGTTAAACCTCTTCCAAGGCCAATAGAGAAGTTTTCCAGCTCACGCTTAAGGACAAATCGTTCAGGAGCAGGACGGAGCATTCCAGGCTCATGCGGAACAGGAACCGAGTACGCCAGCGAGTTCTGAATCGGGGGAGCGAGTTTATTCTGCGGCATACACAGCCTCCAGAGCCGGTTTATGCGTTAATGCAATCGCATTGTCCCGAGAACCATCGGTCAATGCAGCCCCCGCATCCGACAGTACTCTGCCCTCGATGACGCGAGACTCCGCTTCTTGCAGGGCAGCGATAATGCTGATCTGCGACTTGATATCGACCTGTACCTGCGTCTTGGCCACCCACCCGTGCAGATGGGTAAGGAGCGCGAGAGCAGCCTTGCTATCGCCTTCCAGAGCCGCTCCTCGCAGCACGGTAGCCGCTTCCACTTCGCTGTCTGCACGACCCTTAGCCTCCGCTGTGGCCGCAGCAGCGTCCAGTTGTGTCAATCGACGATACTCAATGGGCAAGAGGTCAGCGGCAAATGCCAACGCATCCCCCCTCAGCCCAAGTTTGGCAGCAGCGTAAATCTTCTCCAGCATCTCAGGCGACGCCTTCAACTCACGCGGTTCAAACGGAATGGATCGGAATGAGTCCATAAGGAGAGGATACGAGAGTTTGTAAAAAAATAAAAATTCCTTTCGAGTCCTTCGTAACAACACAGGGGGGTGGGGTCTGGCCCTGTACCCCCCCTCCCCCCGTACCCACCACAGTAGCATTTCTACCACAACCACCAGGCGGTCACAGCACGGATCACGCATCCCCTGTGTAGCGTGGATACAACGTGTTGCGTACATACAACAGCCATTGTGCTGAAATAGTCAAACCGCATAGTCAAGTACTATGGCGTAAGTCTTTGATTCTTAAGGCATAGTGTTTTTGTGTTTGGGGAAAGTACTATGCGTTAAGTCTTTGAAAGTAAAGGGGTTTTATGCCTCCGTAGTAAAAACACGTCTAAATCGACAAGTCGCTTTTGTGCTAATGATTCTTTTGCACACCCCCAAAAACAGCACTATTTACTACATCCCATCTAACCCCCTGTTTCTAATAGGGTTTTCCCATAGTATCCGCACAGCGGTCATGACTAGCGATAGTGCTATTGCATACCTTGCACTCTGTCAAACTATGTTTGTCTGAAACATAAACAAGGGTGATGCATGACATACGCTGATGTACTTCGCGCTTACCCCGACCAAGCAAAGCTCATGCTGTTTGTTGAGTCTGTCATTCGTGAGCATTTGGAAAATTCCGATGAGTCAGACGATGCGATGACGGCATTGTGGCCGAAAGACTTGTCTCCGCTTCAGGCCCACATCATTTGGGATTTGTCGGTCGGGTATACCTGCGTTTCCGATTTCATGGATTCTCTTGAATCCATCCCTGCTGATAGGTGACATATGATCAAAAAGGGTGACCGAATTACGTTTAAGCCCGAATACATGGACACGGGCGATGAAGGGCTGACATTCGTTGCGCGTTGCGACGAAGAGAAAGGCCGGATTGACGTATCAGCCCTTGAGCTTCAATCCCTGCCTATCTGGCCTATGCAGACTGTCCATGTGGACATGATTGCGGAGGTGGCCCATGCGTGACCGCACCCGATTCTTGATCCTGTCTGCGGCCCTAGTCGCCGTTTACCTGCTAGCGGCTCTCATCGAGCCCTGCGATGGTGGCTGTCCGCCTGGCGAACGTGCCAGCATGTCGTCGTTGCAGGTTGATTGACCGGCAAATATTCTTTTGAACGTCCGATAACTCTATAGGTGAACTATGCAAACTCTCAACATCCTGTCCATTGACGCGTGGCGATATGACGGTTCGTGGTCGTGGAATAACTGGCACAAGATCGGCACCGTTGACCGTGCCTTGATTGACGCGAAGCCTCGCAAGCTCTTTCGCGCCTTGCGTGATGCCGGATACCTTTCTGACGCATCCGTGGGTCGCGTAGCCGTTGACGATGACGGCTTTAACGTCGTCATTTGTGACCGTGCCACGCGCGAGCCCCTTTTCGCCATTGAATACGGTTCTTCCATCTAACCAATAACCAATAGGTGAACTATGTCAGATGAATACAAAAAACTTGTTTCAGAGTGTGCCGAACAGGGTAAAGCGCTTTCCCGTTCCATGGCGAACAATGGCGTGATTGAAGCGTTGTATCTTTACTGCCGCGAGAGCGAGCCGGGGAAGCCCGGTGCTTTGTTTTTGGTGCGCGATTCAGCGCCTAACCCTTATGGGTATAAGTTGGTTACCGGGGAAGGATTGCGCAGTAACGTGCCTTATGAAGGCTACTTTCAATGGATCTACGACAGGGCGAAGCGGGCGCGCATTCTTTCGATGAACTAATCCGCTGACAGCCTTTGACGCATCTGCCCACGGGGTGCGTCACGGGGTGCCAATGGGGTACCGATAAACGACGATAGGTGAACTATGCAGTTTGTTGCTGACATTGCCTTCTTGCTCGCTTTGGGATGCCGCATTGAAATTGTCGCCGGTGAGGGTGAGGGCCACGGCCATAGGTCGTTGCATACTGGTCGACCGACAATGCGGGCTATCCGTGCGCGGCTGACGCGGGAGCGCTGCGGCGGTGACCGTTGGGCCTATGCGTGGGTCAAAACACCCTATGAATCGGTCAACGGCCCAATCTGGGTCAATGCCGAGACAGGGCAGCTTGTTGGGTGCGGGCTTTAATCCGTCGGTAGCCTTTAGCCTATCCGCTTGCGGGGTAGGCTACGGGATACCGCTGGGGTATCGCACAACAATGGGTGATTTATGACCACATACAATGGCTGGACTAATTACGCCACGTGGCGTGTCAATCTGGAGATGTTTGATTGTTTCGACGCTTCCGATTATCTGGACGTTGACGCGGATGACATGGGCGCCTATGCCCTGTCAAAGTTCCTGCAAGAGTTTGCTGACGACACGGTCAGCGACTACGGCAATGTCAGCGGATTGGCCGTGGACTATGCTCGCGCTTTCCTTTCGGACGTCAATTGGCACGAGATCGCGGAAAAGCTGCTGGAAGATGCCAGGGAAAATGCAGCATGACGTTTCAATGCCTCGACTGCGACGAACACTTTGACGAGCCAGGCCACAAGGTTGACCGCGAACTGGCCGACTACGGCATAGGCTCAGTCTGGATCGTCGTTTGGGAAGGCCCATGCTGCCCTGTCTGCGGGCATGAACACTTTCGAGAGTTAGAGGACGGAGAGGAAATTGACACCTACCACCAATGGGACACGGAGGGATGCCACTATGGACCTTGAGCGATTGGCCGAGGACGTCGGCGCCCTTGTCATTGCAGACGAGGACGGGACGGAAGTTATCTTTACCGGCGAACAGCTGAAAGAGTTTGCCGCCCGCGTGATAGATGGCGTTTCGTGGCTGGGGATGGAGCCATGAGGGCGTTTACCAGGCTATTGGTCTGGTTGGGGTGGCGTTGGCATATCCCTAGGTTTGAAAACGACCCATGGCGCCACGTGCCAAACCCAGACCCATCGACCGTCATTCGGCGAAGGGTGCAATGGTAATCCTAGCGGCAGTTATTCTCACAATAATCATTGAACTGCTGACCGACTAATTTATCCCCGGCCTCGCGCCGGGGTTTTTATTTCACGAGGGCTAGGACGGGTTCCTCCACCATCAGTCTCAATTCGGTGGCCGTCCTATGGGCATGCTCCGGGGCGCACCAGATCGCTCTAGGGGTCATATGGTGGCGGCTGGTGCATCGGCCCCTGTCTATCCATCCCGCCGTCGAGAAAGCCTGATACAGCGTCTCTCGCATCTCCTTGTTTGCCGATTTAGTCGCCCCGCCGCACGCTTGGATAACGTCCACCCATGGGCTAGCCACCACGCCACGCGCAAACGGCCCTTCCCGGCTTTGGATCATCCGCAAAAAATGCACTTCTGAGGGGCTTTGCGAAAGGTCGATCAAACTGCTTTTGGCTGGGGTCATGGGCGGGGTAGCGCCAGGGTTGAAGGCCGATACGTCCCTTTGCCGGAGATAGGCGGCAACGGCGGCAAACCCGCCGGAGTGATACCACGCCCAGAGGCTTTCTCCTTCCTTGTCCGTCATCCGGGGCGCCGTTGACCAGACGACAAACCAGCGTCGATCCTCGCTTGATAGGGCAATGGGCATCCGTTCGTTGCTGAACGCTAGGACGAGCATTCGGTTTAGGGCCGGGTAAGGGTGCAGCCCCTTTCGATTGACCAACAGGAACTCTGGCGGCGCCGCAATCAGCGGCTTAAGCTGGTTCTCTAGCGCACTCCGGTCGGACACGTGCGGCTGGCGCAGTTCGTTGAGCACCAGAACTTCGGATTCCAGCGAGTAGCCCCATTGTCCAATTACGTCGTCAGCCCTTGCGGTAGTGACATTGGTCAGGCTCTGTCCACCGATTGACCAGAGAAAGGGGGCGTACAAGCTATCCTTTCCCGCCCCCGGCAAACCGCAATGCAAGATGGCGTGATTTATTTTTCTATTGGGGTGCTGGACTTTATACGCCAGCACGTTCAGGACATGGGTGCGTTCGACAGGGTCAGGCAGCATCCGCTCTGCGTGAGCGAGCCATTGCGTAACGTCGCCAGGTATCGCTCTAGGACGGGCGTCGCGCCAGCGGTTGGCATAGACCCCCCCGTCGCTTTTCTCAACCAAAATGGACTCACCCGGCGCAAAGGTCAGGCCTTCCAGCACCCTTGACCCTAACGCCGCACGGTTCTCGTCAAAGCTCGTCGCGGCCTCGATGCGCCGCTGCTTGTTGTGGACGCTGAAACAGGGGACGCCCCGGAAGATGGCGTTGAATGCCTTGCGGCTGTACTCCCGCTGCGTTTCAACGTCGAAAAAGCTGTCGTCGGCCACGATGTAGGCGAATCGTTTGAACCAGTCGGCTGGCTGAAGCAGCGAAATGTCTTGTGGATTGGTCATGATTGCATTATCTTCCTATTGTTCACCCTAGAGATCGATGTTGCCCCGGCAGTACCCCTGACCGGGGCTTTTTTTAGCCCCTCGCACGAATTTCGTCTCTGATGTATTTGAGAGCGTCAACAGTCCAATCCCTCGCCAACTCGCCCGCCGCGCTATTGCCGACCGGAATTTGATACGCCTCAATGATTTTGATGCACGCCTCCCGCTCGGCTGCGGCAACGAGGTAGATCAAGTAAGCCAGTTGGTTAGGGGCGAGAGGGTAGTGATGGTCGTATGCGGGGGGCACCTTGAATGCCTCCAGCACCATTGCGTCAAGTTCGTCATCGCTCATGGCTTCGGCTCCTCTGCTTCATCCTGCAACGCCTGATGCACCACGTCGAGCGGGCGCAGTCCCTTCCCAACTTCAGCAGCAACCCTGACAATGGCTCGGCGTGTGGCGGCGTAGGGGTCTTGTATACCGCGAAGTTCGCAACTCTCATGCACCGTCGGCTTGTCGCTGTATGTTGGTAAGCAAAAAACTTTGTTTCCCGGATTGACTCCGATGTGAAGCATCAACTTCACCGCCAGCCGCAGCGCATCGCCGTCGTCGGTGAGGGGGTTCCACGGTCGCCGCAGTAGGTCTCCCCCGCGAATAAGCAGCCCGTCAATCCCATCTGTAACCCAATACTCAATCCCCGCCGCCTTCGCTGCGAGTTCCAACAGTTCACGGTCGGTCATATCTTATCCTCCTTAACCAATTGGTTTATCGTTCGCACCATGCCTTCAAGGTGCGCTAGGCGAATCTCGCCAATGTCAATGTTCGTCTTGACCCTGCGATCCACGACGTCGTGACACGCTGAACAGGCCCAAGCGCCGAGCAGGTCGGGCGACTTCATGCCCATACCGCTCACGCCAATCAATCGAACGTGCGCGAGAACGGTCGTGTCAGGGTCGTGGTTGCAGATGCCAGGAAGCCGGATCATGCAATCGCGTCCACAGGCTTCTTTCCGCAGGTTCATGCCTTGTCCCTCAACTTCTGTATCCCGCGCTCACCCCAAAGCTGGCGCACCATGCCGCACAAGTGCGAGTCGCCAAGAATGGCCTTCGGTTCAACCTCGCGAATCAGCGGGCCAATGTAAGACTTCAGCCAGTCCATGCGTTCGGCGCGCTGCGAAAAGTCGCCTACCAAGATGCGGGCAAGGTAGGCTTCGGCCAACTTCAGTCGTCCTAACGGGGTGCCGCGTAGTTCTTCCCACATTTTCATATTGGCCTGACTGGCCCAAGTGATGTCGCTGCTAGTAATGGTTTGGTTGATCATAGGCTTCCCCATTGGTCTGCCATGGCTACGGCAATGCCTTGATACGTTTCGCTGCGCTTTTTCCACCTATCGGCTGATGGAGAAAGCCGGTTCTGTCCGCTATCAGTTTGATTCGCCCACCGACGCTTGCCATTGACCAGCCTACCGGGAATCAATTTCGTAGGCTTCAGCGGCGGCAGGTTCTTTAGCCACAGGCACGTTGCCTTACTTGCATCGTCGCCAAACTGCCATGGCTGGATCACCTGCTCTGGCTTGCGCACTCTCGTGCTTATGCAGCCAATAGGGTTCTCTAACGCAATTCGTTCAATGGGCGCGTTTAACAATGCCATAACGAACTGCAATGCCGCCTCAGTTTTCACGGCACGGTCGGGTTGCCGCTTGTTCCAATGCAGCCCGCTGGAAGCAAGGTAAGTGCAGGGCGGGTGCGCAATCATCAAGTCCCACCGTTGCCCCAGAACGTCCTGCACATCGCCTTGGTAATGCGGTCCTGGCGCATCGGTCGGCAGCAAGTCGCACGACATCGCATCGTGACCAAGCGCAAGAAAAGCGTCTCGCACCCTGCCGCTGTATTCGCAAGCAACAAGCACCTTCACCGCCGCTTGCCTCGCAAAAGCACCTGAACCTGGTACTTCCGCAGCGCAGGGATTTCCCCCGCCCGTACCCACTTCGCCACGGCCTGACGGCTAACGCCGAGTTTCCGCGCCACTTCCGACTGCGACCCAAATGCTTTGAGCAATGTCTTGATGTCCATGGCCGCACAATAACTCACGCAACCGGGGTTGACAAGCCCAAAGATGCGGGTATGATTGGCCTTGAGGATTGGCCTCACAGGAGATTGACATGACCGAACGACAAGAAGATCGAGACTTGCTGGAGATGGCAGAAGCGTACCAAGACGCAGCCGTCCGCACCGAACAGGCAGCATGGAACTGCCTTGCTTCCCTTGAAGAAGTGAACCGCATTGAACGCGAGACCGCCACCGCGTGGAGCAGCGGCCTCCGCGACATCATTGACGCCATTGACAAGGCGCGGGCAGAACTCGGGAGAATCAAGTGAACCAGTCAGAATCCATCGCCGCCCTCGCAGCGGCACTTTCAAAGGCACAGGCGTCCATCACGGGCGCACTCAAAGACTCGGCAAACCCCTTCTTCAAAAGCAAATACGCCGATCTTGCAGCGTGTTGGGACGCTTGCAGGAAGCCGTTGACCGACAACGATCTTGCCGTCATCCAGACGATTGAGCCGACCGAGCATCGTGCCATGTTGGTCACGATCTTGGCGCACGCGTCGGGCGAGTGGGTCAGGTCGTACTGTCCCATCTTGACCAAGGACGACAGCCCGCAGGGCCAAGGGTCGGGCATTACCTACGCTCGTCGTTATGCCTTGGCCGCCATGGTTGGCCTTGCCCAGATCGACGACGACGCCGAGGCGGCACAGGGCCGTAACAAGCCCAAGCAAGACCCGGAGGTGCTGGCAAAGATCGCCGCAGCAGCGACACAGGCTGACCTGACGGCGCTGTTTAAGTCGTTGGCTCCCGAGGTTCGCGAGGCCCACGTTGACCAGTTCTCGGCGCGTAAGAAGGTGCTGTCATGATTGACGCAATGTGGAAGCGAGACGCAATGTGGGCGCGTATTGAGGCGCATCAGGACTTTGCCGACGCACGCGGCTACGGCAAGGAATGGCGGGCAATGTGGTCTGAACGCAACGAAACCTATGCAATCCTAGCGGGAGCGGCAGCGAACCATCAGGCTGGAGAATGGCAGCGGTTTATGAAGGGCAACGGCCTTGCGAGTGCTGCGTCATGGGTCAAATGCCGTGCCGATGCGTTAGCCGCAACAGATGCGACCGAGTGGGTTCGTGCTGTCCTGCGCGCACAGCAAACCATCAAGCGGGCAGAGCATGACGCCGAACTTGCTGCAATGCGAGCCATTGAATGGCTTGACCGAGCGGAGGGCAAATGAGCCTCCACTACTACGAAAGCATGACCGAGGGCGAACTTGTCGGCCACGTTATGGCCCTTGCTGACGACGCTTCGGAACTGTCGCAGGTTCTCGCACAACGCCTACGGACACAGACCAAGCTGCGCCTTGACGCCGAAATGCGTGAGGGATTGGCGCAGGAGCGTGTCCGCAGACTGGAGCGCGAAGTGCGCGAACTCAAAACCCTAATGGAGAAGGAATGATGAAAAATGAATGGAACAAAATAGATAAAATTTTCTTTAGTTGTGTTCTGACGCTAGCGATTTTGGTCATTTTGCTTTTGATTCCTGTGGTTATTCAAGTATGGGCGAAGGTGTTTGCATGACCGATCTTCAACGCACAGACGAATGGTTTGCCGCCCGTTGCGGCAAGGTCACGGCCAGCCGGATTGCCGATGTCGTCGCCAGGACCAAAAGCGGCTACGGGGCAAGTCGAGCCAACTACATGGCTGAACTGGTCTGCGAGCGCCTCACCGGGACACGGGCAGAGTCGTTCACGAACGCAGCGATGCAATGGGGGATTGACCAGGAACCCGCCGCACGGGCTGCGTATTCTGCCCGTACCGGCGAACTCGTAACCGAGGTGGGGTTTATCCCGCACCCGCGTATCCCGATGACAGGGGCAAGCCCTG